TGAAGTAGTACCTAAAATGATAGACTTTTTTGAAAATTGCAATGTAGATTGGGGAGGTATCGCTTTTTATGGATCTTTAGGTAAAGGCATTTTAAGCGATTCTGCTGTTGTAGAAAAATTTGGACTTCCAGGAAACTTTTTTAATGAACTTAGGGATAAATATCAGGAGGCGGTCGAAAAAGTATTTGGAAGAAAGGTAAGGCCAAATACGTCACATGCTCAAAAGTGGGAGGTAGGAGGATTCGCTAGCCCACATTCAGATAACTCAGATCATGATGGCAACCCCAACGCCTTTGAAATAAATAAATATGTTGGAGTTTTATATTTAAATGACAATTACCGTGGAGGAGAACTCTACTTCTGCAGCAAGGACAATGATTTAGAACCTTACTTATCATTTAAGCCAAATGCATATTCATATTACGTTTTTCCAGGAGGGCACGAAAATATACATGGAGTTAGTGAAATAGTTGCAGGAACTAGATATACTATGGTTTCATTCTGGGACTTTGAAGAAATAGAATATTCAGAAGACATTAAATCAAGGTGGGAAGAAGAATTAAAGTCTGTTAGAAAAGAACAAGAAAAACAAAGAGAGCAATGGGAGTCGGGTAATAAATTTGCGTAGCCTATTGAATGAACCAGAAATATATTCTGAGAATATTTATTATTATAAAGGTCTACTTAGTAGACCAGATTATATTATTAAATTAATAGAGCAGGATGTTTCAGAGTTGGATCTTATTAGTAGTTGGTTTCCATGGGATTCTTCAGACGGAGGTTACACTTTTGGAAAAACAAAAAGAATAAATTTTGAGCACTATCCAACTTCTTCTGATGAATCAAAGTTTGTATATGGATCTATTTTATCAGCCATTAGACTGGCTGGAGCATTTTATGCAAAAAATAAAAATATTAATTTAGGAAGACAATCTCCTATTTCAATATCTAAATATGATGAAGGTAAATTTATGGGTCCTCATACTGATGAAATGAGTGGGGCACATATTTCTGGTGTACTTTATCTTAATGATAATTATCGTGGCGGAGAATTAGAGTTTCCAAATCAAGGATTTTCAATAAAGCCAGAGGCTGGAAGTATGATATTATTTCCGTCCACCCAGCCATATGTTCACGATCCTAAGCCAGCACAGGGTGCCGAGAGATACATTTGCCCCGTATTCTGGTATAATTAAAATATGCCAATTCCAGATCAGGTTTCTGTAGGTGACTCAGGACATATTCAAGATCATAATGATATAAGTTCAGAGTTAACAAATATTAATACAGGATTATCTAATAAACTATCTCTAAGTGGTGGCACATTAACAGGAACTTTATCTGGAACATCTGCTACGTTTAGTGGAACAGTTTCTGCATCAACTCCAACACAAAATGGTCACCTAGCAACTAAATCTTATGTTGATACTGCAGTTTCTAGTTCTGGCTCAGGAATATATGCACAAGCAACCATTAGGGCCGTATGGAATCCTGGATTTAACTTACCTCCATATCAGGATGGGGCAACAGGTACTGTAATGACTGTTACTCTTCCATCTGGAAGATTTACTCAGCCCCCTATTGTTTCTTGTCAAGAAATGAATATAACATATAATGGTGTATCTGGAGACAACTACTTCGATGTTTTGCCATATTCAGTATCAACATCTTCAATTGGACTATGGGTTCAAAATAACGGTCCAAGAATGTCAGTATCGGGTGGAAGAAATATTAATCAGGGAGTAGTAGATGTTTGGGCAGTTCAAATGACTTCAGGGAGTTCTCTAGGATGACAAATTATACACCAGACGATATAGAAATTTTACATGAAGGTTATTGTCACACAGAATATTGTGAAAACTACGGGATAGTATTCGATGCTCCATCTTTAGGTGGCGTAGTAGGAACTATTATTTGTGGCGTCTGCATGATAGATTTTAGTGAATATTGCATCTTAAAATAATCAGTTATCCATAATTAACCCGACTTGGTATAATTAATACATGTCATATTCCCAGATAGTTCTTTCAGAAAACCCATATGGCTATTGGGAGTTTTCTGGAGGATCAGAAACAACAAATAATATAATATATAGTGATGCATATGGAGATATGTATGATGCTGGATCAACGCAAATACAAGACTTATCTATAAGATCAAATAATATCAATATTTCTGGAATATTAGACGAGTATAAACCAATAATTCCTGGATGCATTAAATCTATAAAGTTTACAAACACTCAAACAGCCAATATAGATAATGTATACGGATTATTTTTTAGGGGAACCGAAAATAAAAATTTTACAATAGAGTTTTTCTTTTCCATAGACTCCTCTTCTATAGAGGATGAGCATTCTTTTATTACAATAGGAAATTTTTTAAAATGCTATGTAAAATCAGATAAAGTATACCTAGAGGCGAACTCACAACAAGTATTTGTGCCGATACCGACCTGGGACTCATCTAATTATGTAGCAATTTCATACGAAAATAGAGTTCTTACATTAGTAGTTAATAGTAGTATTGAAAAAATACTATTAGGCACAGATTACTTTTTACCAGACACATCTGCACCAGATATAGTAATTGGACCTTCTGCCAATGCATCTATGTCATTCTTTATCAATGCCCTCGCACTATATTCTTATGTAATTTCTAATGATCAAATAAATAGAAGATCTGCGTGGAGCAAATATTTACCTTCAATAAAAGAAATATCTTCTGTGTATGGTGCAGACTACTTTAACTTTTCCTATTCTCCAATTCTTAATCAACAAAAAGTGCTACTAACGTCCCCAGATGTTTTATCTGGCTCTCTATCAAACAATATTGAAGTGTTTGAAGATAGCATAAAATTATTTGAGTATAGAAATCCTATAATTACAGGAGATCAATATGTATTGAATAGCGAAGGTCTTTCTTTAGGTGATTCTACATATTTAAATTTAGTAGATATAAAAAAGTCAATTAACAACTCAAATTTTTGTATCAGACTTCAATCAAAAGTTTTAGAACAAATAAATAATTCTGCAAAGGAAGAGACTTTGTTAGAATTTGGACCACTAGATAACTATCAATCATGCAGACTATATAAGTCTGAAGATAAAAAAATTACCTTGTCCCTAATATATCTTGACGGAACAGAAGAAAATATTTTACAGTCATCTACAATAACTAATTTTTCTTCATACCATAATGTTGCATTAAATATTAATAATCAATTGGTTTCATTAAAGGTTAATAGTCAAGAATTATCTTATCAATATCCATTTCCTGCTATTTCATCAAACCCATTTTTTAACTTAGGAAATAGTTCTTCAGGAGATACCCCATTAGCAGGAAAAATTAAAAATTTTACAGTAGATCAGGCAACAGACTTTTCTCAAATTAATTTTACAGAAGTAGGAAAATATACTCTAAAGTTATTAGGAGATTTAAAAGTATCTCAGCGGGGGCAATGGTACTATTCATTTACACCTACAGAACCTATATTATCTAGTTATGTTACATATAATACTGCATCTAAAAATTCCACAGTATATGTAAACAATGTACAAGTTGATTCAAATACAATAGTGCCCGACCTTGATTACGAAAATAACGATCCAATAAATATAAAAATAGATTTATTTACTGATGACTCTGAAAATGATTTAGCCATTTTTAATAATCTTTATCTAGTTCTGTATCAAGATGTTGAGATTGCATCAGAAAATGCATTATATACAATATCCCCAATACCAACATCCTCATCAGAAGTAAAAATAGAGCCATATGTTATAAATACAGAATCATCTTCTTTTCTATCTAAGCCAGATAACCTAGGAATTAAATTTATTAATCAAAAAACTAGTGGAGGAGTAACCTATCCATATGATGATTCTGGACTAATAACTATAAGGTTTGTAGATTTTATAATTAAATTAGATTCTATTCCTACAACAGAAACATTTACAATAATAGATACTCCATCATCTATAAATAAAAAATTAACATACACATCGGGAGGGCTGCAGAAAACTGGAACATTTACTTTATATGTAGATGGAGTAGTGGCAAACTCTAATACACAATTAAAGGATAAAGACTTCTACCACATAGCGGTGGACTTTGGAACAACAGAACCAGATACCATATTTATAGGATCTGATAGGTCGGGATTAAATGGAATGTCTGGGTCTATAGGGGAATTAACAATAAATGAAAATCTGCCATCTTCTGTTCCTATTTATCTAGATTTAAAAAATCAAGCACTTATAGGACGAGTAAAAATTGTATGTGAAGAGGATGATGAAATTTCATTATTAGACAATCAATCACCAGTTCAATCAGTATCTATTGATGGAGGAAAGTACTTTGAAATGACCACTCTTCCAAAGATTAAAGCAATAGAAAATAGATGGCAAAACATATCTGTTCCTGAGTAAAACTGTAAATATTTCACACTTTTATTTAATAAATGGTACAATTTTAGTATGCCAAAAGTAAGAATAATAGAAGAAACTGACTACGGAATGTACCTATGGGAGATGCCAGACGGCAGTATTGTCGCAGATGATGACAAAAACTTCCTTAATATACCAGCAAAGCGCGGGGACCGCGCCAAAATAAAAATGTTAACTGATGCTGCTAAATCATATGGAATAGAAGAAGGCAAGCCAGTATTTTTATCAGGACACCGTAGAGTAACAGACGAAGAATATGAATATCAAAAGCAGAGACTTGAGTGGGGTCTTATACCCGATGAATTAGATTATGGTGCTGCTAGAGATGAATTAATGAATCACCAAAAAGGACTTATTAAGTAATGTCATTTGAATATGTAGAAGATGAAGAGTCACAAGAAATTCAAATAACTTCTTCTGGTGATATTTTTAGGTTTTATTCATCACAGGATGAGCATACAGATCCATTTCTTATGCCAGCAGAAGAATTAAAAAAATATTCTGGCCTATCATCAAACTTTAAAAGAAAAACATCTAGAAGCCTACAAAAGTTTCATCAAGGAGTATCTGGTGTAAAATCTAAGAAAATAGAAGATCCAGATGTAACTGGGTACGTCATGTTTGAGGCAGTTGAGCCTCCATATAACATGGATTATTTAGCAAGAGTCTATGAAGTTTCATCCCCTCACCATGCCGCAGTAGATGCTAAAGTATCTAACATTGTTGGATTAGGATACGATCTTATTGAAACAGATGAAACTAAAGATAAAATAGAAGAAATAGATGACAATGATTCAGAAAGACTTAATTTTCTAAGAAGAAAGATTTCTCGTTCAAAAACTCGTTTGAAGAAAGATATTGATAATTTAAACGAAGATGAATCTTTTACAGAAACCATGAAAAAAATTCTTACTGATTATGATGCAACTGGTAACGGATATATGGAAATTGGTCGAAAGATCGATGGAACTATTGGTTATATTGGTCATATTCCATCTTCTAACATGAGAGTAAGAAGAAATAGAGATGGATTTATTCAAATAGTAAACAATAAAATTGTTTTCTTTAGAAATTATGGAGATACATCTACTTCAGATCCACTAGGAAGCGATCCTCGTCCAAACGAAGTAGTCCACTTTAAAAAGTATACTCCTACAAATAATTATTATGGAGTGCCAGATATCATCCCAGCATTACCCGCTCTGGCAGGGGACGAGTTTGCGTCCAAGTTTAACCTGGACTACTTTGAGAATAAGGCTGTTCCTAGGTACATTATTGTAGTAAAGGGTGCTAAACTTTCTAATGATTCTCAAAGAAAACTTCTTGAATTTTTCCAGACAGGATTAAAAGGAAAGAATCACAGATCTTTATATATTCCACTTCCAGCAGATGATGGAAATACAAAGGTGGAATTTAAGATGGAGCCAGTTGAGGCTGGAGTTCAGGACTCCTCTTTTAGAAACTACCGACTTGAAAACCGAGATGAAATACTCATGGCTCATAGAGTTCCAGTAACTAAAGTAAGTATGGGCTCTGGAGTGTCTTTGGCAGCGGCAAGGGACGCAGACAAGAACTTCCGCGAACAGGTAACTAAGCCAACCCAGGACTACTTTGAGAAAAAAATAAATAAGATTATTCGTGAATTTACAGATATGTTTTCTCTTAAGTTTAATGAACTTAGTCTTACTGATGAGGATACGCAGTCTAAGATTGACGAAAGATATCTTAGAATGCAAGTTATTGTTCCTAACGAAATTAGGGCTAAGAAGGGATTGCCAGCACTAGATGGAGGCGATACCCCAGTAGTTCTTAATGCCCGTGCAGCGGCAGAACAGACTGCTCAAGCCACAGGAAACAGAAGAAGGGATCAAGCGCGTCAAGCAACCCAACCAGACATTGACGGAGAGGCTAGAAATCCACAAGGCGATGGAAGGTCTGTGCAATAGTTGTGTATAAAATTTTGTATTAATTGATTACCTTGATAGAATTTATTTGAGATGGAAATAACTAAATCTTATTGGCATAGTGACGGCGACCGTATAAGTCTGTCCGTACCGTTCTTCAAAGTCGATGAAGAGCGCAGAATAGTTTCTGGATTTGCCACATTAGACAATGTAGATCGACATAACGATATTGTTGATGCAGACGCCTCTATCAAGGCATTTGATACATTCAGGGGCAACCTCCGCGAAATGCATCAGCCAATTGCTGTCGGCAAGGTCACAAACTTTAGAGAAGAACAATTTTATGATAAGTCAACTGGACAGTCATATCGTGGAGTTTTTGTAGATACATATGTTTCTAAGGGTGCCCAAGATACCTGGGAGAAGGTGCTTGATGGCACCCTCTCTGGATTTTCTATTGGTGGCAATATCACAAAAGTAGATCAAGTTCAAAAGGGTGATGACATGGTTCGTGTCATTAAAGAGTATGAACTTGTTGAACTTTCATTAGTAGATAGCCCAGCAAATCAACTTGCAAATGTATTTTCCATACAAAAAGTAGATGATCGCGTTGTAGCAACAGGCATTGCTACAGAAATTAAAATGGATAATATTTTCTGGTGCGATACAGATCAGATTGCGGTAGCAAAAGATCACGATTCCTCAACATGTTTAGTCTGTGATTCAGAAATGACTAATATTGGTTGGGTAGAGTCAAATGACGTTGCTAAGAATCAGGAAATTGGCAAGGCAATTGATCGACATGTTACCAAAGCATCTCCTGGATCTGTAAAGGTCGGAGACTTTGTTTCTTGGAATTCAAGTGGTGGAACAGCAAGGGGAAAAATTGAAAGAATCGCCACTTCTGGCTCTATAAATGTACCAGACTCAGATTTTACTATTAATGCAGAAGATGGCGATCCTGCAGTACTTATTAGAGTTTATAGAAAGTCATCTGATGGCTGGGAGCCTAGCGATACTCGCGTAGGGCATAAGATGAGTACCCTAAGAAAAATTGAAGACTTGCCTGAACCAACGGTAACAAAGCAGGCAAATAACGAAACCAATATTGAAGGAGGTGCAGTAGAAAATATGGAAATTGAAAAAAGTGAAGAAGTCACAGATGTTGAAGAAACAACTGAAGAAGTTGTAGAAAAGGGAGCCGTAGTTGCAGAGGAAGCAACAGAGGCCACAGAATCTGTGTTAGAAGAAGCCTCTGAAGAGGTAGAAGAAGACTTAGAAAAGACTGCTGTCTCCGATGTTGAGGTTGAAGAACCCGACTTTGTTAAAATGTTGGAAGACCTCAAGAATTTCTTCGGAGAAAATATTAATAAGAGTGCAGAAGAAACTAAGTTAACAGTTGAAGAACTTAGCAAGAGCATCGATGCACAAATTACAGACCTGGCTGAGAAACATGAAAATCTCAGCAAAGCAGTTGAAAATATAAAAAGCGCAATCGATACAATCGAAAAAAGAGTCGATTTGGTCGAAAGTGAGACTGCTGTTAAAAAGTCCGGCGATCTTGATGGATCAAAGGAAGAAACAACAATAAGAAAGAGTATCTGGAGCGGATCATTCCTCGCAGCCCGTGATCTATGATACATAAACTGAAAGGTAGGTGAAAAGCAAAATGAGCAATGAACTTTTACAAAAAGTAATCGACACAACTGAAGTTGGTGCAGGCGGTGGTGGCCTTTTAAAGCCAGAGCAATCAAATCGCTTCATTGACTACATGTTCGATGCAACAATTTTAACTCGCGCAGCCCGTACAATCCGTATGCGTGCAGATACAACAGAGATCGATAAGGTCGGTGTTGGTGAGAAGTTGATGGTTCTCGCAACAGAGGGAGCCGCTACTGGTCAAACAGACCGTGGCGCAACATTCACCAAGGTTTCTCTTACAACAAAGAAACTCCGTCTTGACTGGGAACTTTCAAGCGAATCCCTTGAGGACAACATTGAGGGAGCAGACCTTGAAGATCATATCGCACGCCTTATGGCAACACAGGCTG